AAATTAAAGCAACTCGAAAAGACAATTAAAGAAAGCAAGTGATTTCAAACGAATTCTCAAGCAAACTTTAAGACTCTTAATTTGTGTGATATTACAATTTCCACAATCTTCTTTCAATAGTGTCTACAAGTTTTCTTTGTAAGCGCAACTTCAGTTATTTCCAGCCCGATTTCATAACACCTCTCAGCATGGCATCAATCGTGATCGGATCTGTTTCCATTCCACTCTCCTGCTATAGCACTGGCGCCATAAGTTTGCCATGTGACAATACCGGAACTAAGTCACCACTGATAGTAACTAGGCAAATGATGGCTACTGAAAAGTCGTCATCAAAGGCTGTTGCATATGCCTTGAAACAAGTATGCAGCAAGGTTGCAGAACCCTACAATCTTGCCGTTATGAAAATGGACTTGGCATTGAAGCAGGATTCCGAGCTACAGAAACGACTGTTTATCAACAAGTTTAGCCCCATTGTCTTGCGCAAGAATAGGACTCTTGGCATACGCCACTTGTCCTTAGAACATGCTAATGAAAGAATGAATGCTGCTCTACTGAGAGAGCAGGAAGAAAAGGACTTTCTTGCTGGGAGATACGCAAACTGTGCGTATACTGGTGATGTGCTTGGTTCAACTGAACCCAGTCGTGGATCGTCTGTTGGTTTTAGAACCACATTTTACAAGAGAACACCGAAGAGGGTTGTGCAACAACCCAAAAAGAAAGCACAACTAAGGCTTGACAATGTATTCTCTCAGGTTATGCAGATAGTTAGCACATATGGAAAGCAAGTAGAGTACATTGGCAAGGGTAAGAATGCGCACGCAAGGGTGCATTTTGTGCAAAGAGGACATGAAAGGGTCATAAAATTCAAGCTTGCACACGAGGAAGGCAAGTACAAGCACCAAGAGCTCAATATTGATAAGATAAAAGAGTTTTTAACTTACCTAGAACGGTATAATGTTAAAAGCTGTTTTAAAGATAAAGCAATTAAACCTGGTGATAGTGGCTTATTCATCTGTGGCAAACAGAGAATTATCAAGGAAAGCACGGATAAGCCTTATCTCATAATCAGGGGAAGGGTGGAAGGTAAGCTTGTAAATGCGTTGGATTATGTAACTTCAGTGGCTGACGTTCATCATTACTCAGCTACGCCAGAAATGCAATTTTTCAAAGGTTGGAGAAAAGTATTTGATCAGATGGTTCCGAAGAATGCACATCATGAATGTTCTGTCGACTTCGACAATGAACAGTGTGGTGAGATTGCTGCATTATTGAGTCAGTCCTTGTATCCAGTTAGAAAACTGTCATGCAGGCAGTGCAGGAAAAGCAATGCAGAGCTGAGTTGGGAGGAATTTAAAGAGTTTTTACTTGCGCATCTTGAATGTCATAAGGAAGTCTGGAATTTGTATGAAAATCTTGGCGATCTTGGAAAATCAAAGCGTGTAATACAACAAGTGACAACTGAGAACCTTGCACTTGGGACATCAATGGAAATTATGCGCCTAACACAAGGGTATACAAGCACTGCCATGTTACAAATTCAAGACATTAATAAAGCATTGATGAAAGGGACATCAGTAGAGCAGGAGGATCTTCAAGCTGCATCAAAGCAGTTGCTTGCAATGACACAATGGTGGAAAAACCACATGACACTCACTGATGAGGACGCTCTCAAAACATTCAGGAACAAGCGTTCTTCAAAAGCTCTTTTAAACCCCAGTCTTTTGTGTGATAATCAACTTGACAAGAATGGCAACTTCATATGGGGTGAGAGGAGCAGGCACTCAAAAAGATTCTTTTCAAATTTCTTCGAGGAAGTTGTTCCATCAGAAGGGTACGACAAGTATCTTATCAGGAGGAATCCAAACGGATCTAGAAAATTAGCCATCAAATCTTTAGTGGTTCCCATGAGTTTAGATCGTGCAAGAATTCATATGCAAGGTGAAAGTATTGAGAGAGAACCATTGACATCTTCTTGTGTCTCTAAACTTGATGGGAATTTTGTTTATCCATGCTGTTGTGTCACGCATGATGATGGAAAAGCATTACATTCAGAGCTCAAAAGCCCCACTAAGAGGCACCTGGTAGTTGGTGCATCAGGAGATCCAAAGTACATTGACTTGCCGGCGAGCGATTCAGACAGAATGTATATAGCAAAGGAAGGATATTGTTATCTCAATATCTTTCTGGCTATGCTGGTGAATGTTGATGAGAATGATGCCAAAGATTTCACAAAAATGGTTAGGGATGTGATCGTGCCAATGCTGGGCACATGGCCTACAATGACTGATGTTGCAGCAGCAGCATACATCTTGGTTATTTTCCATCCAGCAACAAGAAATGCAGAACTACCAAGAATACTTGTTGATCATAAGACACAAACAATGCATGTCATTGACTCTTTCGGCTCACTCACAACAGGATATCATGTCCTAAAGGCTGGCACTGTTAATCAATTGCTTCAATTTGCTTCAAATGACCTGCAGGGTGAAATGAAACACTATAGGGTTGGTGGAGATGTATCACAAAGGATGAGATGCGAAACAGCATTGATCAAAAGCATCTTCAGACCTAAACTGATGGTTAAGATACTCGAAGAAGATCCATACATCCTCATGATGGCATTGGTGTCCCCTTCACTCCTCTTTCACTCTTTTAGGATGCACCATCTTGATAAAGGAATCGAGATATGGATCAACAAAGATCAGAATGTGGCTAAGATCTTTATTCTCCTGGAGAAACTCACAAGGAAGATTGCAGTGAATCAAATTCTGATAGACCAGTTAGCAATGATCACAGAATCTTCCCATGCTTTCTTGGATGTGCTCAATGACTGTCCACAAAGATACTTATCATACAAACCTGCAAAGGATTTGTTGACCATGTACCTTGAAAGAGCAGGCACGAACAAGCAATTGACTGATAATGGATATATGGACATAAATGACCAACTTTACTCACAGATGGAAAAAATCTATGTCAGTCGATTAAAGAAGGAATGGTCCGATTTAAGCTTGTGGGAAAAATCTTGTTCAACATGGCGCTTAAAGAAGTTTTCACCAAGTTCGGAAATGCTTTTGCGCGCGACAGCTGTAGGAGACACAGAAAAATCTTTAAGTACCTCTGTGAGTGCGTGCTTTTCGAAAGCACAATCACACCTAAGAGAAAGAAGAGATTCACTTATCATGCGCGTGAATGATTGCAGATCGTTTGTTGTTAGAAAGATTGTAAATACTTTGCTTAGGGCTGTACATAAGTGCTATAGTGATATATTTTATTTAGTTAATGTGTGTTTAGTTTTTACTATGTTGATAGGTATGGTCAAGTCACTGTCAGAGATGGTCGAATCTCACAAGATGCACAAAATGTTAGTAGCGCAGCATAAGCATTTAGAAGAACAAAGTGTCATCAGACATCTATATTTCATGTTGTGTGACTCAAAAGGAGAAAGGCCAACTCGCACAGAGTTTCTTGAAAGAATTGAACAAATCAGGCCAGATTTGCTTAAAACTGCACATGAAATAGTGGACATCACTGATAGTGTCACAACTCAAGGAAAGACAGGAACCCAGGTCCAGTTTGAGAAGATTATTGCGTTCATGGCTTTGATAACAATGATAATAGACCTTGAAAGAAGTGATGCCCTCTTCAGGATTTTAAGCAAGCTTAAAACTGTCTTTGGAACAATGGGAGAAGATGTGAGGGCGCAAAGTCTGGATGAGATTCAGAATCTCGATGATGATAAGAAGCTCACAATTGATTTTGATCTAGACACAAGTAAGGAACCAACAGCAATGCATTTTGATGTTAAATTTGAGGACTGGTGGAATAGACAGCTGCAGCAGAATAGAACAGTACCACATTACCGTTCATCTGGTGAGTTTCTTGAATTCACTAGAGAAAGTGCTGCAAAAGTTGCAAATCAGATATCGACATCAAGCAATGTTGAATTTTTAGTTAGAGGAGCTGTGGGATCTGGAAAGTCAACAGGACTGCCACACCATTTGTCAAAGAAAGGCAAGGTGTTGTTGCTCGAGCCTACAAGACCATTGGCTGAAAATGTGAGCAAACAACTGAGTAGTGACCCTTTCTTCCAGAATGTCACTCTCAGGATGAGGGGTCTTAGTAAGTTTGGTTCTAGCAACATCACTGTCATGACAAGTGGGTTTGCATTTCATTATTATGTTAACAATCCCCACCAGTTGTGCGATTTTGATTACATCATCATAGACGAGTGCCATGTCATGGATAGTTCAACCATAGCATTCAACTGCGCACTTAAGGAATTTTCATTTGCTGGAAAACTACTGAAGGTCTCTGCAACTCCCCCTGGTAGAGAGTGTGAATTTGTAACACAGCACCCAGTCAAACTCAAGGTAGAAGAGCATTTATCTTTTCAACAATTTGTGCAGGCTCAAGGAACTGGTTCAAATGCTGACATGGTTCAGCATGGTCACAATGTATTGGTGTATGTTGCAAGTTACAATGAGGTTGATCAATTGTCACGCCTTCTTGCTGATAAGCAATACAAAGTAACAAAAGTGGATGGGCGCACAATGCAAATGGGAAATATCGAAATTTCAACATCAGGAACAAGCATAAAGCCACACTTCATAGTTGCAACAAACATCATTGAAAATGGAGTTACGCTGGATGTTGATTGTGTGGTCGATTTTGGGCTTAAAGTAGTTGCAACACTGGACACCGATAATAGGTGTGTGAGGTATAACAAAAGAGCAGTTAGCTATGGTGAACGGATTCAAAGACTTGGAAGGGTAGGAAGATGCAAACCTGGGTTCGCTCTAAGAATAGGCTGCACAGAAAAAGGGATTGAAGAAATTCCGGAGTTCATATCAACTGAAGCTGCCTTTCTTTCTTTCGCATACGGCCTTCCTGTTACCACACAGAGTGTCACAACAAATCTTTTGTCCAAGTGTACTGTCAAGCAAGCAAGGAGTGCATTAAATTTTGAACTGACACCATTCTTCGTTATTAATTTTATTAAATATGATGGGAGCATGCATCCAGAAATCCACAAGTTGCTCAAGAATTTTAAACTGAGGGAATCCGAAATGATGCTCAACAAGCTGGCAATCCCACATCAATACACAGGTCAGTGGCTTACAGTGAAAGAATATGAACGAATCGGAGTGCATATTAATTGTGATGAAAATGTGCGCATTCCTTTTTATGTTCATGGAACTCCGGACAAGCTTCACGAGACGTTGTGGAACACAATAGTCAAGTTCAGGAGTGATGCTGGCTTTGGCAGAATTTCAAGTGTTAATGCAACTCAGATAAGTTACACTCTGAGCACAGATCCAACAGCAGTTCCTAGAACAGTGGCAATTATCGAACATCTTCTAAGCGAAGAAATGATGAAACAGAGCCACTTTGACACAATTGGATCAGCAGTCACGGGTTATTCCTTTTCCCTAGCTGGAATCACTGAAGGTTTCAGAAAAAGGTACCTTAAAAACCACACACAGCACAACATCACAGTCCTTCAGCAGGCTAAGGCTCAGCTTCTTGAGTTTGATTCAACAAAGGTGGATTTGGATAACTTGCACACCTTGGAAGGGCTTGGCGTTCTTAGCACAGTGCGCTTACAGAGTAAGAATGAAATTAGCAAATTCCTGGGGCTTAAAGGAAAGTGGGATGGAGTTAAGTTCACAAGTGATGCGCTTCTTGCGGTTATGGTTTTGATTGGTGGAGGTTGGATGATGTGGGAGTACTTCACAAAAGAAACAAAAGAATCAGTCTCAACACAAGGGAAGAAGAGAATGATGCAGAAACTTAAGTTTAGAGATGCCCGAGATCGGAAAGTTGGAAGAGAGGTGTATGCAGATGATTACACCATGGAACACACATTTGGTGAAGCATACACAAGGAAGGGCAAACAAAAAGGAAGCACTCACACAAAAGGTATGGGGAAGAAATCCCGGAATTTTTACCACATGTATGGAGTGGAACCAGAGAATTACACAACCATCAGATTTGTGGATCCACTGACCGGCTATACAATGGATGAACACCCCAGAGTTGATATTAGACTTGTGCAAGATGGGATCGGAGAAGTGCGCGAGGCATGTATGGCAGATGGAGAATTGGACCGTCAAGCAATCATGTACAAACCAGGCATTGAAGCATACCCTTTTGGAAAGGGGACAGAAGAAGTGATAAAGGTTGACCTGACGCCACACAATTCAAGAGTGGTTTGCAGGAATAATGCAACAATTGCAGGGTTTCCTGAAAGAGATGGTGAATTAAGGCAAACAGGTATGCCTCAAACACTGCCAAGAAGTGCTCTACCACCTCCTAATGAGAGAGTCACAACTGAGAGCAAATCTGTTTATAGAGGCCTACGAGATTACAGTGGCATTTCAACTCTCATTTGTCAATTGACGAATGCTTCTGATGGTCATAGTGAGTCAATTTTTGGCATCGGTTATGGGTCTTATGTTATAACAAATGGACACTTGTTCAAGAGAAACAATGGAACTTTGACTATAAGGTCCTGGCACGGAGAGTTTGTCATCCATAACACTACACAAATCAAGATCCATTTCATTGAAGGCAAGGATGCAATTTTGATCAGGATGCCCAAGGACTTTCCACCATTCGGAAGGAGACACTTCTTTAGGAGTCCAAAGAAAGAAGAGAGGGTTTGCATGATTGGAACAAACTTTCAAGAGAAGAGTCTTAGAGCAACAGTTTCAGAGTCCTCGATAACAGTTCCTGAAGGGATTGGTTCTTTTTGGATGCATTGGATTACAACACAAGATGGGTTCTGTGGTCTGCCGCTAGTTTCAGTGAATGATGGCTTTATTGTTGGAATTCATGGTTTAACATCCAATGATTCAAGTAAAAATTTCTTTGTTCCATTCACTGATAATTTTGTCACTGAATATCTTGAAAAAGCAGATGAACTCTCTTGGAATAAGAACTGGTTTTGGCAACCCGAGAGGATTGCATGGGGTTCTTTAAATCTAACAGATGATCAACCAAGAGAGGAATTCAGGGTGTCAAAGTTAATCTCTGATTTATTTGGTGACACTGTGAAGACACAAAGTAGACATGATAGGTGGGTGCTAAATGCTGTGGAAGGAAATCTTAGAGCCTGTGGAAAAGCTGATAGTGCTCTTGTTACAAAGCATGTAGTGAAGGGTAGGTGCCCACATTTTGAACAGTACCTGAATCAAATGCCAGAGGCAGCAGCATTTTTCAAACCTCTCATGGGATTTTACCAACCAAGCAAGTTGAATAAAGAAGCTTTCAAGAAAGACTTCTTTAAGTACAACAAACCAGTTGTTTTGAATGAAGTTCATTTTGAATCATTTGAGAAAGCAGTAGATGGGGTCAAAGTTATGATGATGGAAACTGATTTCCACGAATGTGTTTTTGTTACAGACCCCGATGAGATTTATGATTCATTGAACATGAAAGCAGCAGTTGGAGCGCAATACAAAGGAAAGAAGTCTGAATATTTTTTTGGAATGGACGAGTTCGATAAAGAGCGCTTGTTGTACTTAAGCTGTGAGCGATTGTTTTATGGAAGGAAAGGGCTGTGGAATGGTTCACTTAAAGCTGAGTTAAGGCCACTTGAGAAAGTTCAAGCTAACAAAACAAGGACATTCACAGCAGCACCCATTGACACACTTCTTGGTGCAAAGGTTTGTGTGGATGACTTTAACAATCAATTCTATAGTCTGCACTTTAAGTGTCCCTGGACGGTTGGAATGACAAAGTTTTATGGTGGATGGGACTCGCTCATGAGAAGATTACCAGATGGTTGGTTATATTGCCATGCTGATGGATCCCAATTTGATAGTTCATTGACCCCTTTGTTGCTAAATGCAGTGCTTGACATTAGATTGTTTTTCATGGAAGATTGGTGGGTTGGGCAAGAAATGCTCACTAACCTGTATGCTGAAATTGTGTACACACCAATCCTCGCACCCGATGGCACCATTTTCAAGAAATTCAGGGGAAACAATAGTGGACAACCTTCTACAGTTGTAGACAATACTTTGATGGTTGTGATCTCTGTTTACTACTCATGCTTTAAACAAGGATGGGGGATGAAGGACATTGAGGAAAGACTTGTTTTCTTCGCCAATGGTGATGATATCATTTTAGCAGTCCAGGAAGAGGACGAGTGGCTCTATGACAAACTCGGGTCATCTTTCGCAGAGCTGGGGTTAAATTATGACTTCAGCGAAAGAACAAAGAAACGAGAAGAGTTGTGGTTTATGTCACACCAGGCAAAAGAGATTGATGGAATATACATTCCAAAACTTGAACCTGAGAGGATTGTCTCAATTCTTGAGTGGGATAGAAGCAAGGAATTCATGCACAGGACAGAGGCTATTTGTGCAGCAATGATTGAAGCATGGGGGCACACTGAATTGCTTACAGAGATCCGAAAATTTTATTTGTGGTTGCTCCAAAAAGATGAGTTCAAGGAACTTGCAGCTGAAGGAAAGACACCTTACATCGCAGAAAGTGCATTAAAGAAATTATACACAGACAAGGATGTCAGGATGGATGAATTGCAAGCATACTTGAATGTTCTTGATTTTGAGTATGCTGATGGTTGTGGGGAATCAGTGTCTTTACAGTCAAGTAAGGTGGATGATGTTGATGCAGGGAACTCCAATAAGGACAAAAAGAAAGGAGTTGAATCCTCCCAGAGTCCAAAAGAGGATAAAACAGTCATCATTCCAGACAAGGATGTTGGCAACAGTTCGAAGGGACGCATTGTGCCACGGTTGCAAAAGATCACAAAGAAAATGAATCTACCAATGGTCAAAGGCAAAGTAATACTTGATTTGGATCACTTGATTGATTACAAACCTAACCAAACGGATTTGTTTAATACAAGAGCAACCAAGCAGCAGTTTGATTCATGGTACAATGCAGTCAAAACTGAATATGAGTTGGATGACGCTCAGATGAACGTTGTCATGAATGGTTTCATGGTCTGGTGTATTGAAAATGGAACTTCACCAGATATTAATGGTGTGTGGGTAATGATGGACGGAGATGAACAAGTTGAATACCCATTGAAACCAATGGTTGAGAATGCAAAGCCGACATTGAGACAAATCATGCATCATTTCTCAGATGCGGCTGAAGCATACATTGAAATGAGGAATTCTGAGGGATTGTACATGCCTAGGTATGGTCTCCTTAGAAACCTGAGGGATAAGAGTCTGGCGCGATATGCTTTCGATTTCTATGAGGTGAACTCTAAGACGTCGGACAGAGCTAAAGAAGCTGTCACACAAATGAAGGCAGCCGCCCTCGTTGGCACTACGAATAGAATGTTTGGATCGGATGGTAGTGTCAGCACAGCTTGCGAAGATACTGAGAGGCACACTGCAAGAGATGTGAATCAGAACATGCATACCCTGCTTGGGGTTGGCTCTGTGCAGTAGAGGCTGGGTAAACCGGCCACAGTTAGAACTTCGCGTTGCTTAGTAGCCCTTAGTACTTTATTTTCACTCTCTTTACTTTTCAGAGTGGTTACACCACCATGTTTACAAGTATTGTGATAGAGTGGCACAGCCACCAGTGTTTATTATTTAGTACTTTGTAAAACTACAGGCGTGGAGAACCATTAGATCACAGAGCTCTTGTAGAGAGGTCACACCTCCAATAGAGTAATGTGCCTTAATGTTTGTTGTCCC